AGTGAAACACAAGAATCATTACTGATGAAAACAAAAAAGAAAAAGAAGATCAACGCAGAGCCAATATTCGTTTCTCCCGACGGTGGAGAGACTGTGTACCAACAATTACCAGACGGCAACCGTGTCCTGGTGGAGCAGTCACAGAAGGCCAAGGACGAGGAGACCGCCTACGAGGAAGCAGAAATGGTGGGAGTGGAAGCCATCGAGCTCCGGAGGAAATACCCCACACTCAAGAAAGCATGGGATCAATACCGTGTCATATGGCGTTTAGTCAACGATAATGACTGATATGTACAACTATTCCAACTTCAATTTTACCAGCAGTGTGCAGGCTTCTGTGTGCGTCTAAAGGGGTGATTAAATAGTATTATGACCAAGTATGTGAGCATAATAGGCAACGGTGAAAGCAGGAGGGGATTCGACATCTCGCCATTGAAATCATTCAGCACGGTAATTGGTTGCAACGCAATCTACAGAGATTTCATCACGGAATACCTGGTGTGTGCAGACAAGCATATGTGCCAACAAGCTGTCAACGCCGTTGGTAAAGGAACATCGGTATACACCCGAGACAACTGGGCGAGTCAATTTGCAAATTGGCCTAACGTGAAAGAATTTCCAAAACTGCCCTACAGCGGAGACAAGAGACAGGATGAACCATTCCATTGGGGCACAGGACCTTACGCAGGTGTGCTGGGACTGACCTTCAAGCCCAAGGCCATATTCATGATAGGGTTCGATCTACACCCCTTGGAGAAGGACAAGATCAATAACATGTACACAGGTTCCGATGGATACAAGTACATCAAGAGACCTGTGGATCCCAGTTACTGGATCTATCAGTTCCACAAGTTGATGGGATACTCTGATCCTGACACAAGATGGATAGTGGTGAACCATGATCGTTGGGAAATGCCAGAGGAATGGAAAAAACATGGTAATGTTTTCCAGGAGACATACGACGGCATGGCCCGATTCATCAACAAGCAGTTGACAAAAAAGTAATCTCGTATAAAATTGTTGTATGACTAGACCTATGGTGGAACACCTGATGGTGCAACAACAACTGAGAGCACCACACAAAAAGTGGAAACACATGGTGGCTGTCATGTGCTTGAATCTAACATACAGGAAACACGTAAAGATAATCTTACCACGACTTTTCAAGAGATATCCCAATCCCCAAGCGTACCTGCGTGGCAGATTGAAGACACAGCAGGAGATGTTGCGGCCACTGGGCATGTGGGAAGTGAGATCCAAGAGACTACGCAAGATGTCCGAACAGTACCTCACATGGGACAAGAAGGAAGCCAGTGACCTACACGGCATAGGCAAGTATGGATCGGACAGTTACCAGATATTCTTCCACGATCACATACCACCCAACGTCGAGGACAAGGAACTGAAGAAATACATTGACAAACTCTTAGGATAGTTTATAATAGTGATATGTTTGAAAAATACAAAGATGGAGATCTTATCACTCTTAAACTGGCTTCTGGAGAGGAAGTCATTGCAAATTACAAAGGCGGAGCAGACTCTTACATCAGTATAGAGAAAGCACTTGTGCTGATGAACGGTCCACAGGGCCTTGCGTTTGGTACATTTTTCTCCACTGCCAATCAGGTCGAAAAGATAGACATATCCAAGACACACGTGATATCCATCGCAATGGTCAACGACAAGATAGAGGGCGAGTACAAGAGGATATTCTCCAAGGTGGTCGTTCCCGACAAACCAAAGATCATCGTATAATGTCACACTTTGGGAAACACAGCAAAAGCATAGAGACACTGATAGACGTCACGGAAGCCATGCTACACGTCATGGAAGACAAAGGCATAGATCCAGAGAAGGTGTCCAAGAGCACCGAGTTCTCTGTGTTGATACATTTTTTAAAGAGCATCATCGATGGCGAGTTAAATATCCCAAACGAACTCACAGACACCATCAGGGAGAAATCCGCGGAATTTGGATTTGAACTGGACAACATAAAAAAGAGGTTAAACTAATGGCATACTATTCGACTAAAACATACGGACACCAGATAGGACTATCTGCTGTGTTCAGACAACCTAATGCAGATCACTCACACTGTTCATTACTACATGGTTACAGTCTGGGTTTCAAATTCACATTTGGTTGTGATGGACTAGACGACAAGAACTGGGCCGTGGACTTTGGCGGACTACGAGAGTTAAAAGGTTGGCTGGAAGATATGTTTGATCACAAACTCGTGCTGGACAAGAATGATCCACACATGGAGACATTCAAGGATCTACAAAAGAAAAAATTGTGTGAGATACGAGTACTAGACGGAGTGGGAGCAGAGAAGTTTGCCTACCATGCCTGGGAAAGAGCAGACAACATGATCCGTGAATTCACCAACAACAGATGCTGGTGTGAGAGTGTGGAATGCATGGAACACGGTGCCAATAGTGCAATCTACCAACGGTAATAAATTCCTATTTGAACTGGTAAGGGTAGGACTCAACGACAGGGCCTATTACATACAGACCTACGACACACCACTAGGCAAGAGATGGATAGAAGCACTAAAGGACAACCTCAAACAAAAGAGGATACTAGAGAAGAACTTCTGTTTCTTGGGATGGGCTGATTCAAAGAGGAATATAACCCACTTGGTCAAAGAACTGAACAAGTCAGTGGAACAGATAAACTCATTCACATTCGATCCACCATACGAAAAGATACATCCGTTTGTTGCAGATGATTTCCAATACAGCAGTAGCCTTCCCATAGGCAAAGCGGTCAACGGAGATGTGAAAGTAACACCTGGCAAGAGACTCAAACACGAGGCGTGTAATCTACTGCACAGGTATTTCGAGGAACTGCAAGGTACAGCATGGGACATGTCAAAATACTACAAACAAGCAGACTATGAGACCAAATATGCTATCAGACAACTCAACAACCTATGTCATGAGATCGAAAGCTGGGTGAATTCAGACAGGAAGAAAGCAATAGAACCGGAATGGATGAGGCCTTCTCAGATAACAACATTCCTAAATGCGCCTAGGTATGATTTACACCAAGAAGACTTTGAGCTTTTCAAACAGAACAGGTACGACAGAGACTTGGGAGGGGTGTACCTACACTGGTCGCAGGTGGGCAAGACGTTGTATGAAGTTTTCAGGGATGAACACGCACCAAAAATGACAGATGCATTGTGTTCAGAGATCAATCACCAGAAATATTACTCGGGAGAATTTGACATAGAATGGGGAGCCACTATAACGGAGGATCACCATGATTTTAAAAAAGAGGAGATGGACGAGTACCGTGCATGGCTCAAGGACAACAACTACGATTGGGAGGATCCCAAGCTGTCACTGGGCTACATCAAGATTGGACAGGTGGACCTGCAGAGGACTTTCGGAGCCAGTGCAACATTCAAGGAAATATACGAGACCATGTCAAATAATTTAAATATAACCAGCATCAAGACAATGTCAAACAGGACCATAGAGTGTGCGTACCCATACACATTAGACAGTGATGACTGGAGGCAGATACAGATGGAAGGATTGAAAAAAAGGTTATGAATCACGTAGTATGCGTTAAGTGGGGTAACAAGTATCCTTCACAATATGCCAACGTGCTGAACAGCATGGTCAAACGACACACCACAGTGCCTTTTCAATTCCATTGTCTCACAGATGATCCCGCAGGATTAGATCCGGAAATAAATGTAATAAAGCTACCAACTGACCCATGGATCAAATCATGGTGGAGCAAACTATGGATGTTCTCTCCGGAGATGCCTATCAAAGGAAACATTCTTTACTTTGATCTGGATGTTGTGATTTTTAACAACATAGATAATTTATTCACACACGAGCCTGGCAAGTTCAACATCATAAGGGATTTCAACAGATGTAGGGTCAAGGACTGGTCACTGTCAAACTCCAGCTGTATGCGTTGGGAGGCTGGAACCATGGACTACCTATGGAACGAGTTCAAGGACAGGTCAGCACAGATAATGCAACAGAATCACGGAGACCAGGACTGGATAACCAAGAGGGCCAAGGATGACATCACCTGGTTCCCAGACGAATGGATACGATCATACAAGTGGGAGATGATCGGGTTGAAGAACCCTAAACTGCTGTCCAAGGATGGCAAATGGTTCTATAATAGACCAACAAAAGTAGAACCTGGCAACAACGTGGCTGTGTTCCATGGTAAACCTAACCCAGAAAATTCAGCTGATCCTTTTGTGACGGAGAACTGGAAATGAAAATAGGCATAACAGGAACTACATCAGGAATAGGCGAAACTATAAGACAGATGCCTTACGAGTTTATAGAGTTTAATAGAAACGACGGTGACATACATGACGTTGAATTAGTCTATAAAAAATTAAAAGACTGTGATGTTTTTATCAACAATGCATGGGACAATAATTGCCAGACAAAGCTACTTAAATTCTTTTTTGACAAATGGACTGGCCTGCCAAAGAAAATCATATCTATAGGAAGTTCAGTTTCAACATACACACCATCTGGTACTGGATACAGCGATTACGTTGACCTTAAAAGAGAACTAAGGACAGCACACTGTGATATTGTTAACCTCAAAACAACACAGTGCAAATCATATCTCATTAATCCTGGTGTTACAGACACAAAAATGACCGGGTCTCGTAATTGCAATAAAATGTCAACACAAGACGTTACTGGCATAGTCAAGTTTGTGTTGGAGAATAAGTTGTACATACCGGAGATATATTTCTATGTTGAATAGATACGGTTGGCAATTATACCACTGGCACATAGAACCCAGTTCTAAATGCAGTCTGAGATGTCCTAGATGTCCTAGGCAAGAACATCCTGACATAAGCTGGATGCAGAAGGAGATATCGCTGTCTGAATTCAAGAGAGTATTTACTCACAATATGCTGGAGCAAACACAACGTTTCACAATGTGTGGTGATGTTGGTGATCCCATATATGCCAAAGACTACGTTGCAATAATAGATTACATAAAATCATACAATCCAGAAATACAGATATTCACGATAACCAACGGAAGTTACAAGACAGAGAAATGGTGGAAGGAATTTGCCGGTGTTTCAAACAAACATGACTCCATTAATTTCAGTGTGGACGGTTACGATCAAAAGTCCAACGACATGTACAGGGTAAACAGTAATTGGGACAGTATTATGGCAGGCATGAAAATATGTGCTGACGAAAGTGAGATGTTTGTGAACTGGGCGACTATTGTTTTCAAATTCAACGAAGATCATCTAGAATACATTAAGGGATTAGCGACACAACAAGGGTGTGATGACTTACAGTTGACTTACAGTACAAAGTTTGGCTCCAAGTATGGAGAAGCATATGGTGGAGAAACAGATCCTTTAGAACCGAGTAACAAGTACATCAGCAAGACGCACCGATACGAAAGACATATAGAACATCTATCAGGAAGAATACCGATGAGACTCACATACTTAAAAACCAATTACAAAAAATTCCTAGAAGTAAAGAAACAGTTCACAGGAGATATCATTCCTATGTGTTTAATAGGTAACAGAGGATTATATATGAATGCAGAAGGAACTATTTTCCCATGCAGTTGGACCAGTTTCCCTTACAAAAGTTTAGAGCACAACGGTAAAACAATCAAGTGGGAAGACAGCTTCTTTGTGAAAAATAAACATCTAGTAAATGCCAAAGGGAACAGATCGATCGAAGAGATTCTCAACGACGATGTGTGGCAAATTCTTTTTGATAGTTTTGATAAAAATCCATTTGTTGAATGTTCTCAAAAGTGTGGCAAAGATGTTGTTGATAAAAAATACGGAGTAGGTTACTATACAAACTAATGAATAAAAATTATGGAGCTGTAAAAATCAAAAAAATAAGTCCAAGGATGGACGAGGTACCCGATGACTGCGGATACATGAAACAGTTCGAGTTCAACGTTGACATGAACAGCAACGGTGTCATGGCCGAGTGCATAGAATGGTGCCAACTGAACTGTGAGGGCAAGTGGGGATGGTGGTTCGAGCCCGCGGGAGAGATAGAGAATCCCGCAAACCATTGGGAGGACCAGAACGCACACATGAGCTTTGAAAGGAAACGAGATGCTACGAAATTCTGGATGGCAGTCGGAATCCAGAACAGTGGCAACAAATAGGGATAATTACTAGTATGGCACCATTTGAAATAACAGAACAAGCGAAGAACCAGATAGAAAAATTGCTTGGGAAGAATCCGGACAAGTACGCAGTGAGCCTGGCGGTGTTGGGTGGCGGTTGTGCGGGCTTCAAGTATGAATGGGGTTTCACTGACACACAGGAGTCAGTTGGCAAGGATGATCACATAGAAGATTGGCACACAGGTAAATTCGTCGTGGATGAGGCTTCTATGCTGTACGTGGCAGGAACAAAGATCGACTTCGTTGAAGAAACATTTGGTTCACAGTTTGAGATAAGCAATCCCAACTCAACAGCATCCTGTGGATGTGGCGAGAGTTTTGGTGTCTAATGGACACAGCATTCGTTATAGGTAACGGAGAGTCAAGGAACATCTTCCCAATAGACAATTTAAAAGGTAAAGGCATCATCTACGGTTGCAACGCCATCTACAGGGATCATCCCATGTTGTGTGACCATATCGTGGCAGTGAACCCTCCCATGTACGAGGAATTAGCTCAGTGGCACAACCATGGCAAGGAGTCTCCAAACATCCACGGTCCAGACGACATCAGTTCGTGGAACTACATCTGCGATGGTGATAGTGAGATGGACGTGCCCGAGGGCTTGAAGATATACAGGACATGGAGGGGTGGCGACATCAAGAAGGGTGGCCGGATAAAGACCAATGATTTCTCCCGGGCGAGGGGATCTGGAATGAGTGCCGTGTTGATGGCCGCCGAGTCAGGAATTAAAAATGTTGTGATAATGTCATTCGACATAATGGGAGCCCAGCAATGGGAGATGGAAACACCCAGCAGGATACAGAACAACATCTACAAGAATTCGATCAACTATCCAGACAGGGCCAGCATGAAGGCGTACCTCAAGTACGAATGGATGTACCAACTTAGACAGATAATCAGGAGATTCCCCCGCACCAACTTCCATTTCATCAATCGCAAGGAATACATAGAGGGCAATCCTTTCCTGCGTTGGTACTTCGACCAACCCAACATAAAGTGTGGCATCTACGCTGACCTACAGAGATGGATCACGGGTTCTCGTGATGACATCCGATGGAAACAGTTATAAGGTAGTGGTACTGCTGGCGTCCAGCTGATACACCTTACGCATCTTGACACCCACTGATTGTGCGAACTTCTTGGAATCACAAACACTGCACACATGCTTGTAATCATTGGAGGCACGTGATAGATCAACTTTGCTCTTGGGCCTCATGAATATCTCAGAACAGGCATCGCATTTGAACACATAGATCAGGTTCTTCCTGTGATAATTGTGCATCGTACCTAATTTGCTCTCCCTCTTGTGTAACTTCATCGTTTTTAAGGTTTCTATGAACATATTATTATTTAATAAATACGAGTATCATATTATGGCAAGATTAACGATAGACACAGGAACAGCAGGAAACCCGGCGACAGGCGATACTCTACGTACCGCTATGACCAAGGTCAACGCCAATTTCAACGAATTGTACGATTCGGACCTGTTGGCACTGGTCGGTGGATTGATCAAGACACAGACAACCAATGGTGACATCAAACTCCAACCCAACGGCACGGGAGTCGTTGAAGTGGATCGTATACTTTTCTCAGGCGACGACATAACATCACTTGTGACTAATGGCTCAATCAACATAACTGCCAACGGTACAGGAAGTGTTGGTATAGAAAGCATTAGTTTCAAAGACAATGTCATAAGTGCAAGTGACTCGACTCTAATCACAATACAGGACGGTTTCACTATAGGACTAGGTGGCGTCGCCATCACAGGAATTCTAGACGAAGACAATTTATCCAGCAACAGTGCTTCTGCACTGGCCACACAACAATCTATCAAGAGCTATGTTGATTCACAGATCACATCAACGAACACCCTGACAGTTGCAGACGACACTTCAACGACAATAGACGTGGACCTAGACAGCACACTTTCAGTTGCGGGTGCGTCTAACATATCAACATCGGTATCAGGACAGACGCTGACAATCACTGGGCCGAATTTAAGTTCATATTTACAAAACACAGGCACACAGACCATAGACAATCTCACATTCAATGACAACACGATCGGTTCAAGTTCGAACGCAGATATAAATGTTTCTCCAGGTGGTACAGGAAACGTTGCGGTGACAAGACCACTAGTAATGGCTTCGTTCACAACCACACAGAGGAATGCACTCACTGCCGCAAATGGAATGATGATCTACAACACCACTAGCAACCAGTTCGAGGGTTACGAGAACGGTGCATGGATCAGCCTAAAAGCAGACACGGCTGACGCAGGATAATAAATGGCCCAGGAATTAATCAACCTTGGAGCACTGGCCGATGATGGCACGGGCGACACTATCAGGATAGCCGGAACCAGGATCAACAACAACTTCACAGAGTTGTTTGCACGTCCTTCAGTGATATCGGACATCAACGTCATACAGAATAACATCAGCACAACGGCGTCCAACGCCGACATAGTGATCAAACCGTCGGGCACGGGAAATGTCGTGTTCCCCGGTATCACTGTAGAGGACAACAACATAAAAGCATCAAGGACCAACGACGATCTAAAGATCATACCAAATGGTTCCGGATCTGTTGTCATCGACGGGATAGGATTCGCAGGTACTTCGATAGTTGGAACGGACTCCACTATAGTGAATGTAAATGAAAACTTGATAGTGGATGGCACGTTGAATGCCGACACTCCCACCTTCGCATCTCCGGTGACTGTGAATTCTACACTGGACGTCACAAGTGGTACAACATTATCAACTCTGACGGTGTCTGGCGCGTCATCATTCGTGGGCACAACCACCATAGACAACCTCACCTTCAATGACAACATCATCAGCACCAGTTCAAACGCGGATCTTAACCTGACCCCGGGCGGAACGGGTGTGGTCAATGTGTCTAATCTCACCATAGACTCAAGCATAAATTTAACCGACAACGTGATCAAGGTCATGAGGTCCAACGATGATTTCGTGCTGTCAGCGAATGGAACTGGATCTGTCCAGGTATCAAAGATAGACATGAACGAGGGCACAGTGGACAACACAGTGATAGGTGGCACGACACCGGCGGTGGGAACCTTCACAACTGTTTCCATAACGGATCCTTCGGTCACAGCAGACGGTGTCACGATAACAGACAACACCATAAAGGCCAACAGATCAGACGACGACGTAGAATTCACAGCCAATGGATCAGGCAATGTTGTCATCGAAGTTATCAGGTTTCCCAACGCAGATGGTTCCGCCAACCAAGTTTTCAAGACAGATGGATCCGGAAACATGTCCTATTTCACTTCACCGATTTTATTTGACGTTTCAAATCTCACAGATGGTACGGCCACAGTGTCAGGAGGCTCTTCGGCGGCACAGGCGATCGACACCTTTCCTGTTGCGACCTACAGGAGTGCCAAATACACCATACAGATATCAGATGCCACTGCCGACAGATATGCGTTGATAGAAGCAAACGTAACACACAACGGTTCACAGGCTTTCATCAGTGTCTTTTCAGGCGTGGACAACGGTAGCAGTGACGGTTCATCCGTTTATGACACTCTCGATCTTTCCGCGGACGTGGACAGCGGCAACGTAAGATTGCTAGGAACAGTAAATAACACTAACAACCAGGTTGTTAAATTTGTAAGGAGACCTATCAAGGTATAACAATGGCAAGAATAAATTTAAACGTAGGATCAAACGCAAACGACGGCACAGGTGATACTCTGAGATCTGCCATGCAGAACGTGAACACCATGTTCACAGAACTTTACGACTCACCATTGTTCTCAGGTGATCTTTCATTCTCCGGCAATGAAATAAGTGCGACAAGATCCAATGACGACATAGTTTTCGTGCCAGCGGGCACTGGAGCAGTTTCATTCCCTGCCATCAGGATCAACGACAACAACATAGAAGGCACAAGGACCAACGACGACATCAACTTGGTACCGGCAGGTACGGGTTCCGTGATATTGGGTGCAATCAAGATCAAAGGCACATCATTTAGTTCAGACGATTCTGCATCAATCAACATCAATGACGGACTGATAGTTGATGGTACACTAGATGTCTCCGGTGCCGCGACGCTTTCGGGTGCCACAAACCTAGGTTCTACACTGGCAGTTCCATCGGGGCTGACAACTCTCTCTACTTTGACCGTGACCAGTACCACAAGTCTAGCGGGAACAACAACGATCGACAACTTGACGTTCAATGATAACACGATCGGGTCAAGTTCAAACGCTGACATCAATTTGACTCCGGGCGGAACAGGATCGGTTGTTATCAATAACTTGACTGTTGATTCTAACATCAACATCACAGACAACGAAATTAAAACAACACAGTCTAACTCGGATCTCGTCATTGCACCTGCAGGGACAGGACAGGTTGTAATCGCCAAAGCGGACATCAACAGCGGAGCAATAGATAACACAGTGATAGGTGGTGCAACACCGTTGGCAGGATCATTTACCACACTAACAACAACTGCATCACTGACCATAGACGGTGTGACCATAGCAGACAACACAATCTCAACGAATGCCTCTAACGCGGACCTAGAACTTTCAGGCAATGGATCTGGAACAGTAAAAATAAGTGGATTGAAGTTTCCGACTTCAGATGGATCTACCAACCAACTGTTGAAGACAGATGGCAGTGGGAACCTGGCCTTTGCCACAGCAAGTGCCACACTGGACCACTCGGAAATCAATGACAACACCACAAGTGTGTCTTCGTCTGCAACAACACAGATAGATTCTTTCAGCACTGCCACGTACAGGAGTGCAAAATATTTCATATCGATATCAGACGCAACCAACAGCAGGTTCGAGATGGTAGAAGTGAACCTGGTGCACGGACCAAGCGGTGACAGTACCACAGAAGCGTACTTGACCGTGTTTGGTTCAACAACTTCCTACACTGATCCGTTATGCACGTTCACAGCGGACATAGATGATGGCAACGTTAGACTGCTGGCCACCAACATAACCAGCGATGCCACGGTGTTCAAGTTCCAGAGAACACTGATAGACCTGTAATAATTACATTAGGTTTATAGGATTACAGATAAATAATCATACAATAAAAATTTAAAAGGAATTAGAAACATGGCTAGACAAGGTATCAACATTGGATCCAGTGCAAACGATGGCACGGGTGATCCGTTAAGAACAGCATTTGACAAGATCAATGACAACTTCGTAGAACTTTACGGCACAGACAATGATCTAAACACACTGGACGCAAACCTTGATGTGAACAACAACCAGATCACGACAGGTGTCACGAACGGTGACATAACCATCACACCAAACGGCACAGGAAACATCAAACTGGGTGCAATGAAATTCAACGGCACGACCTTGAGTTCAGATGACTCAACAATAATCAACATCAACGAAGGATTAGTTGTTGATGGTACAGCATCAGTGAGTGGTGCATTGAGTTCTGCTACTTCATTGGCATTGGCCACGGGTGCAACTGTAACAGGCATCGACAACGGTGCATTGGGTACAAGTGCGACACTATTAGCCACACAAGGTGCAATCAAAACTTATGTTGACGCACAGGTCACAGCAAGTGATCTAGACTTCACGGCAGATGATTCTACAACAAATTCAATTGACCTAGATTCTGAAGTTTTACAGTTCTCAGGTGGAAATGGAATCACAACAAGTGCAACAGGCAAAACAGTTACGATGGCGATTGATGGAACAGTTGCTACATTGGTAGGTTCACAAACGTTAACAAACAAAGTGCTAACAGCACCAACAATCAACGGTGCGACAATGACCGGCAACGTTACCGTTGACAATTTGATTTTCAATGACACTGACATCTCAACTGCTTCAAATGGAAATTTAACCTTGAATCCAGGTGGTTCAGGAACTATCGAATTACATGCGGCCACTAACGTGACCGGTGCTTTGGATGTCACAGGTACAACAACCACTGCGGATGTTACAACAACAGGTAACACGACTGTATCAGGTTCATTGACAACAGGAACTTTCAATGTTGGAGATCTGAACATATCAGCAGACGGAACAATTTCAACAGACACCAACGGTGACATCAATATCGATCCTTCAGGAACAGGTGCTATTGTGTTGACAGGACCAATCACAGCAACTGGAACACAGACTACAACAGGACAACTTAATGTTGATAACTTGAGATTAGACGGGAACGTACTTTCTGCCACATCAGGTGCTATCACATTGACACCAGCCGCTAACCAGAACGTAACCATCAGTGGTACCAACACTAAATTAACAGCCGCTGAAGCCAACTTCACGTTGATGGAGGCGACCACGGTCAGGACAGATGCACTGGAGATAGACACTTCAGATGGTGACTTATCGATCAACACGCAGGGTACGGGAACCATAGACTTCAACACACCAACGCAGACCACTATTGGTTCGGCGGGCGGTGCGGCGGCTCTAGTAACACCCGCAGGATACTTGAAGATCAAAATTGGCGGTGTTTTAAAAGTTATACCGTACTTCGATCAAGCGTAGTAACACAACAACATAGCAGTCTTCCAGAAAGACACACATGAGGCAACGCAACAACGACCGCAGACCGCAAAGATCGCCACATTCCGAGATCAGACGTTTGGAGGAGGCCATACGGTGTGAGCAGGACAGCACCGAGCGTGAGACCCTACAGCAACGACTGGAACACTGGATTCGTACACAGAATAATACCAGGTAATCGCCAATAAATACCCTTGTAAGGAGTAAGATTAATGGCAACACCAGTGTGGAC